GTGGTGAGTACGCTGCTCAAGAAAGTCGAGCAGAGGTTCAGCGAGGACGAGGTGAAGGCAACCCTCGGGGATTACATCCGGCTGGTGCAGTTGCAGAAGGAACTGGAAGAGGACGAGACGAGGGAGATCAAAGTGACATGGGTCGAGCCGGAGACGACGGAATCCGACTCCGGGAAATAGAGTATCGGCCGCTGCCATCGCAGCAGCGGTTTCACGATTCGGCGGCGAGATTCAAGGGATTTTCGGGACCCATCGGATCGGGAAAGAGCCAGGCGCTGTGCCAGGAGGCGCTGAAATCGAGCTACCTGAATCCGGGACGGACGGGGTTGATCGGGGCTCCGACGTATCCGATGTTGCGGGATGCGACGCAGGCGGCGTTTATCGAGATTCTGGAGCGGAACCGGATCAGACACGAGTGGAATCGTGCCGAGAATTTTCTGATCCTGCGCGAGACGCGGTCGAAGATTCTGTTCCGCGCGGTGGAGGAGTTCGAGAGGCTGCGCGGCAGCAATCTGGCGTGGTTCGGATTGGACGAGCTGACCTACACGGCGGAGCAGGCCTGGCTGAGGCTCGAAGGACGGTTGCGGGACCCCAAGGCGCAAAGACTGTGCGGGTTCGCGGTGTGGACGCCGAAGGGTTACGACTGGGTTTACGAAAGATTCCTGGCGAATCCCGTGGAGGGGTATGCGACGGTGATCGCACCGCCCTTCGAGAACCGGTTTCTGCTGGACCGGATTCCGGACTACTACGCGCGGTTGAAGAGCAGTTACGATGCGCGGTTCTACCAGCAGGAAGTGCTGGGCGAGTATTTGAGCCTCCACGCAGGGCGCGTCTACTACGCGTTCGAGCGGAAGGCAAACGTGGGGGAGATGACGGTGGATCCGCGGCGGCCGCTGATGTGGGCGCTGGACTTCAACGTGGATCCGATGTGCTCGATAGTGGCGCAGGTGGACGGCGAAACGGTGAAGGTCCTGGACGAGATCGTGTTGAGCCGGGCCAGCACGCACAACGCCTGTGAAGAGTTCGCGGCGAGGTTTCCGAAGCACGCGGGAGGGTTGGTGGTGTACGCGGATGCGACGGGAGCACGCATGCAGACGTCGGGGACGACGGACGTTACGATTCTGCGCCAGTTCCTGAGAGGCGGCGAATGGGGCGAGGTTCGGTTCCGCATCCCCCGGGTGAATCCGGCGGTGCGGGACCGGGTGATGCTGATGAACGCCAAGCTCGAATCGGCGGACGGCGAAAGGAAATTGGAGATACATCCGCGATGCAAGGAATTGATCAAGGATTTCGAGCAAGTGACCTACAAGGAGAACAGTCTCATCGTGGACAAAGAACGCGATCCACGGCGCACGCATTTATCGGACGCGCTGGGATACCTGGTGTGGCAAGAGTGCCGGCGCGGATCGACCGTGGGCGAGAAGGGATTGCCGCTGGTGTGACGGGGCCAGCGTGATGGAGCGAAAGGACCGGACTCATGTTTGATATCGATCGCGAACATCCCGAATACACGCTGCACAAAGCGGCGTGGCGGCAATACCGGCATCTGTACGCGGGCGGCGAGCAACTCAAGCTGCATGCGCAACATTACCTGGTCCGGCGGCAGAGGGAGCCGGGGGATGTCTACGCCGAGCGGTTGAGCCGGGTGTTCTATGAAAACTACATCGGATCGATCGTCGATTGGTACGCGGCGACGTTGTTCCGGTGCGAGCCGGTGCTGACATTCGAGGGCCATAACGATGCGAGCCAGAAGTTCTTTTGTTCGCTCGTGGATAATGTGGACCAAAAGAACACGGGGCTCACCGATTTTTGCAGGAAGCAGTTCATCGAAAGCCTGATCACGGGCGCGAGTTTCGTGCTGGTGGATTTTCCGAGGGTTGCGCAGGCGGCGGGCAGCCGGGGCGAGGAAGACACTCTGGGCGCATCGCACGCTTACCTGGTCGATTACGCGGCGGACGACGTCATCAACTGGAGCCTGGACGAACGGGGCAACTACGAATGGGTGGTAATCCGGACGCGGTTGCTGAAAAAAGACCGCGTCGAAGACCCGCAGTGGCACATGGAAACACGGTGGGCGTATTACGACAAGCAGACGTTCCGGATTTATGAGCAATCCCGGGAGGGCGGCGAGATCGGGCCGGGTCCGGCCGGCACCGGCGAAGTGGTGCTAGTAGACCAAGGAAAACACGGCCTGGCGAAGCTGAACCAGGTTCCGTTATTCCGGTTACGCATGCCGGAAGGGTTGTGGCTGCTGAATCGGGCGGGGCTGTTGCAACTGGAGCATTTCAACAAGTCGAACGGGCTCGCGTGGGCGCTCACGATGGGATTGTTCGCCATGCCGGTGGTCTACTCCGAGCGCGAGTGGAGCCAGATGGTCGGCGAGAGTTATTACATCCAACTGGGTCCGGGCGACAAGTTCGGATGGACCGAGCCGGAAGGCAAGGTGTATCAGATCGCGGCGGACAATCTGACGAGCTTGCAGGAAGAGATTTACCGGGTGTGCTACCTGCCGCAGGCAGGCGGGTCGCTCGATAAGGGCGGCAGGCAGAGCGGGCTGAGCAAGCAGATGGATTCCTCGATCACGCAGCAGGTGCTGGGGGCGTATGGAGACGCGATCAAGGATCTGATCCGGCGCGTGCTGAAGGCGATCGCGGCGGCGCGCGAGGACCAAATCGAAATCAGCGTGACGGGGATGGACGAATTCGACATCGCGGATTTCTCGGTGGAGTTGAGCGACGCGCAGCAGCTGCTGAACCTGGGAGTGGATTCGCCGACGCTGAAGAAAGAAATTTTCAAGAAGCTCGCGCTGAAGTATCTGTGCGACGCAAGGCAGGACGTGAAGGACCGGATCGCGGCGGAGATCGACAAGGCATGAGGAGCGCGGGACTGGAGAACAGAACGACATGGCAGAGGAGCAGGATGACATTCGATCGATCGTGCAGACGGTGATTGAGGAGTTCGTGAAGGCGGAGCAGACCAAGGCGGAGCCGGCGTTCAGGACGGAACTGGAAGAAGAGAGAAAGCGGCGGGAAAGCCTGGAGCAACGCGTGAATGACCTGGTGAAAGAAAACCAGAAGGCCAGAGCGGCGGCGGAGGAATCGGACCGGAGTGCGACGATCCGGGCGGAGCTTCAAAAGCTAGGGGTCGCGAAGATCGAGCTGGCGTACCGGGCGGTGAAGGACGAAATTTTCCGCGGTGAGGACGGCAAGTTCGTGGCGCAAGGCGGCACGGAAGCACGGGAGTATCTCGCGCGATTCGTGGCGGAAAATCCCGAACTGCTGCCGGCGCGGGTGTCCGGGGGATCGGGAGCCAGCGCGGGGCAAAGGAGCTCACATGAGACGGGGGCAGCGGAACTGGACAGAATCCGGCCAGGGATGAGCGCGGAGGAGAAAGAACGGGTGCGGCAGGAGATCGCGAGGGTAGCATCACAGACGCTCCGCGGGTGGTAGCGGAAGCGGATGGTCGAGAAGCCGGACGGCAGAGGGCGTCCAACTAAATCGGGCAGGCAACTAAATAAGGAGACGAAATGGGAGCAATTACTTCAGCAAATATAGCGAATGCGATTGTCAAGCTAGTGGCGGCCGACGCGCTACCGGCGCTATTGGGCAACCTTGTCATGGGAAACCTGGTGAATCGCGACTACGAGCCTACGCTCGCGCGGGCAGGAGACACGGTGAACGTGCCGATCCCGCCCACGCTGGTGGCGAATAACATCGCCGAGGGCGGCACGGTCACGCCGCAGAACCCGGACCTGGGAAATGCGCAAATTGTTTTAAACACGCACGTGGAAGCCACGTTTCAGATTCCCGACGTGACCAAGGTCCTGGCGGTTCCCGATCTGCTGAAGCTGTACATGCAGCCCGCGGTGGTGGCGTTGGCGGAGAGGATCGAGTCCGACCTGCTGGGTCTGTACGGGGCGTTTTCAGCCAATGCAGCCGTGGGAACCGGCGGAACGGCGATCACCGAACCGACCGTGGATTCGGCGGAGACGGCGCTGTTCGCCGCGAAGGTCCCGGCGAGCGCGTCGAAATATCTGGTAGTGAGCTCGGGCACATACTCGGCGTTGCGGCAGATCGCCCGTTTCAGCGAGTTCAACACGGCGGGTGAAGCGGGGCTGCGGGCATTGGTGGATGGCGCGGTCGGCAAGATGAAGGATTTTTATATCTTCCGCTCGCAATTCGTGGTGCAGACGGGGAGCAGTCCGGTGACGACGCACAACCTGGCGTTCGCGCGGGATGCGATCGGGCTGGTGGTGCGGCGGCTGCCGCAACCTCTACCGGGGACGGGCGCCATCGCGGAGTATGCGGAACTGGGGAATTTCGGGATGCGCGTCACCATGAGCTATCAGCCGAACACGCTGGCGCAGCAATTCACGGTGGATGTCCTCTACGGGACGGGCGTGTTGAGAAACAGCTTCGGAGTGCAGGTGAACAGTTAGGGCTTCCGCGAGGGCGCCCAGGGGCCGGCATGCCCGGCCCATTCGGGTTCGCGCCGGAAGTCAGGAGCCGAAATGGATTTGCGCGCATATTACCAAAAAATCCGAAAAATCGAAGCCGACGTTCCAGGGCCGGCCGCAGTGGTGGTGAGCCGTGAAACTCCAGACGGCGGAAGGGCGGGAGTGAAGACCGAAGTTCCGCGCGGGCTGGCGGCGCGGCTGGTGGCGGAAGAGAAAGCCGATCTGGCGACTCCGGAAGAGGCCGAGGAATTTCGCGCGAAGGCGGCGGCGAATCAGAGAATCGCGCAAGAGATGGCGGCATCCAGTGGACGGCCGCCGCACAGGAAAGGATAAGGAAGCGAAAACGGATGGCTCTGCTGACTGACGGTAATCCGAACGACACGCCGGCGCTGCAAGTCTACGAGATGGGAATTCTCGGAGTCGCGAACGTGGAAGGGATCGATTTGAGCCTAAAGCTGGGACTCGCCACGGTGGAGCTGTCGTCGACCCTTCTGGACGTTCTGCTCGATCACGCGTGGACGCCGGACCCGCAGACGAATCTGCGCAGAAGAATCGGGGTCTCCGACGTGGTGGTGTCGCCGCAGATCACGCGATGGCACGCGCTGCATACGCTCGCGATTGTTTATCGGGACGCGTTCAACAATCAACTCAACGACCGGTATCAGGCGAAGTGGAACGAATATCGAGCGTTGTCGAGAAATGCACAGGAAGAGACGATGCGGTTCGGAATCGGGTTGGCGCTGACCCCGATCCCGCAGGCCCCTTCGCCAGTGTTCAGCGTCGTGCCGGGCACGAACCCGGACACGATTTACTACGTTCAAACGACGTGGGTCTCGCTCAACGGGCAGGAGGGAGCGCCGAGCGAGCTGACGACCTATGAAACTCCGGCGGGAAGCACGCTGGTGGTGGGAACCGCAGATCCGCCAGCGGTGGCGACGGGATTCAACGTGTATATCGGGTTGTCGCCGACAACGCTGATGCTTCAGAACAGCGCACCCATCGCCACCGGCGTGAACTTCACACTGCCGTCTACGGGGCTGGTGACGGGGAATCCGCCAGGCAATGGGCAGCAAGCCGACATCTATATCATCGGCGGGCGGACGCTGAGGCGGGGGTGACGCGATGGCACAAACCAGCAGCATCGTGACCAAAATCATGGTGGGATTTCTGACGGACCCGAGCACAGGGCTCGGTTCGACGGTAGCGAACGTCGCGGCGGATTCGGGCGTTCCGCTGGCAGCCATTCCTCCGGAGAACGTGATCGATCAGAATCTGCCGGTCGCGGTGGCGGAGCGGAGCCTGGCGGTCAAGTATCCGGTGGTGCACGTGTACTCGGACCGGACGCGGAATCTGCTTACAGAGAAATTCCGGACCTTTTCCGGGAAAGTGCGGACGGTCGCCGAAGTGCGCGTTTCGCAGGACCGCGTTGAGGGGCTGGAGGATCAGTTGCGGCTTTACGTGGATTCGGTCACGCAGGTGCTGGACGCGAATCGCGGGACGTGGGGTCAGGGAGCGTTCTTCACAGGAGGGTACGAAGTGACGTACGAGCCGGTGCAGCACGGAGGCAGAAACCTGCTGCAAATCGCGAAAGTGACGTTTGAAGTGGATCTTTCCAGCTAAAAAAGGGCGGGCCAGCAAAAAAGGCAGCAAGCGAAATTATGTCCTGTTACATTTCTTCGAATAACAACCGGCTGTACGTGGCGCTGGAGTCGAGCTACGGCGTGGTGCCGGCGATCACGAGTCAAAATCGCATTCCGTTGGTGAAGCTGACGGCGAAACAGGTTCCCGCTCAAACGTCACGAAACGATAAAACGGGCAGCCGGACGTTTGTCGGATTGCCGAACACGATCCGGAAGACGACGAGCTTCCAAGCCGACACGTTGATGACGGAGTGGACGAACCAGAGCGCGCAACCGAGCGAGGGTCCGTTGTTTCAGGCGGCGATGGGAGGGACTCCGATGTTTTACAACGGCGGGACGGTCGCGGCCGTGACGGGAACGACGGAAATCCAGTTCACGGCAGCGCACGGGCTATCGGCGGGGCAGGCGGTGACTTTCTCGGGAGAGATCCGGTTCGTGGCGGCGGTGCAAGACACGACGACCGTGTTTCTGAATGCTCCTTTCACGACGTTGCCGCAGGCAGGGTCAGTGTTCGGGACGACGATTACCTATCCCCTCGCGGCGAGTTTATCGGGAGTGAGCATCTTCGATTACTGGGATCCCAGCACGGCGGTGCAAAGAATCGTGGAAGGCGCTGCGATGAACACGATGAAGATTACGGTCAACGGAGACTACCAGGCGTTCGAGTTCGCGGGCCCGGCGAGGGATTTGCTCGATAGCGCGAGCTTCACGAGCGGGGAGGGCGGGCTGACGGCGTTTCCCGCGGAGCCGTCGACCGTGGGATTCGATTATACGATCGTGCCCGGGCACCTCGGAGAAGTGTGGATGGGGGCTTCGCCGAACGAGTTCCTGACGCTCACGGCGGCAACCTTGACGCTCGACAATGCCGTGGACCTCAGGGTCAAGGAATTCGGGAGCGACTTTGCGCAGTGCATCGCGGCCGGGCAGAGGTCGGTGAAGCTGAACTTCGAACTTTTCGAACAGGCGGACGCGCAGACGCAGGGGCTGTATCAAGCGGCGCGCCAACGATCGCCGATCGCAGTGATGCTCCAGTTGGGAGAACAGACGAACCAGTTGTTCGGGGCATACATGCCGGCGATGGTGCCGGAGGTCCCGGAATTCGACGATTCAGAGACGAGGCTGCAATGGAAATTCCAAAACGACCGGGCGCAGGGAACGGCAGATGACGAGCTGTACATCGCATTCGGATAGGCGCTACGAGAGCTCGGCGTGGTTCGACGCGGAGACGCATGAGGGCGTGAGGTTTGGCATCGCACGCGTATCGTTCGGGCGGCGCATTGAGCTGGCGCGGCGAATCCGCGAGATCGGCCGCAAGATGGAATATCTCGAAGCTGCGAGCGACGTGAGGGAGAAGCTGGAGGCGACGGTGCTGGCGGCGGAAATCGATCGCGCGTATCTGGAGTGGGGGCTGATGAGCGTCGAGGGGCTGGAGATCGACGGGGCGGCGGCGACACCGGCCACGCTGATCGAGATGGGACCGGTGGATCTGGCCGCGGAGATCCTGGCGCGCATCAAAGCCGAGTGCGGACTGACGGAACACGAACGAAAAAACTGATCGTCGCATTCCACTTTCAAAGTTCCCATCCCGCCGGATGGAGATGCGACGAATGCAGGCGGCAGCGGCTTCAGCAGAGGAGGCGCTGCGGATGGCTGCCGGAGGATCGGCGGGGCGCGCGGAGGCTGGTGTGGGTGCGCGGGCGGACGGCGACGGACGAGTGTCCCAAGTCCTTCGTGACGCCGCAGAGCGTGGAGTGGCTGGAAAAGTTCTTCGCGTGGAAGTTCGCTGGCAGCGGGGTACTGGACGAGTTGCCGGCGAGAGATGCGGACGCGTTTGTGGCTCTCGAGAGCGCGTGGCGGGAAGCGAACCAAGATCATGGCCAATAGGAATCCATTGAGCAACGCTTCGGCTCTGTTTGCGGGCGGCGCCGGAGGACCGACGACGCGCGATCAGGTGGTCACGGGATCGATTCAAGCGCTGACGGGCGTCAACGGCGGGTCGAGCGGGAGCAGTCAAAACGGCGCGCTGACGGAACAGCTGACGAGTCTGACCCAGCAGCTGCAACAGCTCCAGACCATCAATCAGACGCAGATCGATACGTTGCAGGAGAACACGCAGGCGCTGAACCAGAGCGCAAGCTCGAAAGGGCAGGGAAGCGCGGGATCGACGGCCAGTTCCGTGGGAAGCACGCTGCTGGATGTATTCGGACTCGGGTCGGGTTTGAGTCCGTTGATCTCGGGACTGATGAGTCTGTTCGGAGGCGGAGGGCCGAGTCAACCGACGCTGACTCCGTATGTCGCGCCGCTGCCCGTGAATGCCGTGGGGGGATTCAGCGGGTCGAGCGCGGGTGGGGCGTTTGGCGTCGACAACGCCGCTGGCGGGCTGCCCCGGCCGGCTCCGTCGTCGTCATCATCGCCGGCAAGTGCGGCGCCGCAGATCACGGTGCAGGTCCAGGCGATGGATAGCCAGTCCTTTCTCGACCACAGCAACGATATTGCGCTGGCCGTGCGGCAGGCGATGTTGCAATCGAGCGTGCTGAGCGACGTGATCCAGGGGGCGTAACGTGGCGAACTTTCCGGCATTGAAAACGGGCGCAGTGGCGCAGTATCCATCCGGCCGGACGAGGCGGTTCTCGACGCAGGTGCTGCGATTCCTGGACGGCAGCGAGCAGCGTTTTCCAGGCTCTGGGGCTCCGCTGCGCCAGTGGACGATCCGGCTGGATCTGCTGGACGAATCCGAATTGACGGCGCTGGAACTGTTCTTCGAGAGCGAGGGCGGGCGCGCGCAGACGTTTTCCTTCACCGATCCGTGGGACGGGACAGTGTATCCGAGTTGCAGCTTCTCCAGCGACACGCTGGCGCTCGAATACGACGGCGTGGCGCGCGGCAAGACATCGGTGATCGTGAGACAAAACCGGAGTTAGGAGAGAGGGCGGGACGATGCTGGTTTTTCCACAACTCGGAACTGGCGCGTCGGCGCTCTATCCGGTCACCAAGACTTCGATTCAGAGGACTGTGGTGAATACGCTCGGGGACGGGAGCACCGTGGTCTTCACCGATCCGGACGCCGCGGCGATGGCGTGGGAGCTGCAAGCCTCGGGGTTGACCGCCGCGGAATGGAACGCGATCGAGGCGCTGTTTCAAGCGACCTCTGGGATGTGGCAGACGTTCACGTTTCTCGATCCGACCGCGAATCTTCTGTTGCAATCCGAAAATTTCGGCGCGACGGCGTGGACAAACGGCGCACTGATTCAGCTCACGACCGGAATCGGCGATCCGCTCGGAACGACCCGGGCGACGCAGGTGGTCAACGCGGGAGAGACCACATTGAGCGTCGCGCAGACACTGAATGTTCCCGGGAATTTCCACTATTGCCTGAGCGTTTGGGCGAGGACGACCGGAGGGTCGAGCGTCACGCTGGCGATCTCGACAACGGGAGGAAACGTGACGCAAACGTTTTCTCTGACGGGCGAATGGGCGAGGATCAACGTGTCCGGAAATCCGGGACAGAGCACGACGCAAGTGACCTTTGAAGCGCAACTGGGGGCGGGAGCTTCCGTGGACCTGTTCGGCATGCAGGCGGAGGCGCAACTGGCTCCTTCGGATTACAAGCTGACGGGCGCGAAGGGCGGAGTCTGCGCGAAAGCGCGGTTCGCCGCGGATCAGATCACGGTGACGGCGCAGGGGACGGACGTTTACGACGCGGTGATCAAGATCGTGGACACGGAGGGTTAGGGAATGGCGGCGACGATCGATGTTCTCAAGGAACAGGAAGCGCCGCCGACGCCACTGTTTCTGTTCGACTGCGTGCTGAGCTCGGCTGTGACCGAACGATGGGCCACGCACGCGGTGACGTACAGCGGCAACGCGTATCCGGCGAGGTTGATCACGCACAACCTCAATCAACTGCGGGCATCGCCGGACAGCGGGCTCGACGGCGGGTCGCAGGTGACGGTGACGCTGGCGAACGCAGACTCCTATTTTTCTCAAATCGAGCGCGAAACGGGATTCAAGGGCGCGCAGGTCACGATTACTTTTCTGTTCTACGACCTGATCGGCAACGCGGCGGCGTCGGAAGCGCGCGTGATGTTTATCGGGATCGGGAATCCGCCGGACGAGATTACGGAATCCACATTCCGCGTGACGTTCATGAGCCGGCTGAATCTGCAACGAATCATTTTGCCGGAAGTGCGGATCGAGCGCAGATGCCCGTGGTACTTTCCGGCAACGTCCGCGCAAAGGCTGGAAGCGGTGAGTGGCGGAGTGAAGGGCAAGTACTCGGCGATTTACAAGTGCGGATATTCGCCGGACCAGACCGCAGGCGTGGGGAATCTCGATAGCGGCACGCCCTACACCACATGCGATTACACGCGAGCGTCGTGCCTCGAAAGAGGGATGTTCAACCAAGACGCATCGGGCAATGTGACCAGCCGATTCGGAGGGCTCGAATTCGTGCCGGCACAGATCCTGGTGCGGGCGTATGGCGAGAAAGGGACGCAGCTGTCGCCGCTGCTGGACAATCTGGCGATCTACAACGACTTCGTTCCGCTGGTGTACGGCACGGCGTGGTACGAGCCTCCCATCGTGTTCGCGCGCAATGACGGGAACCTGACGCGTATGGAAGTACTGCTCGGGATGGGACAGATCCAGGGCATCGTGACGGTACTGGTGAACGACATCCAGATCCCGCAGGGGCAGAGCGGCGTGAACATGACGGGGACGGGATGGTACAACCTGGTGACCCCTGGAACGCGGAACGGCGCGTTCAACCTGGATTTCGCCGATGCCTCAGGAAACCCGTTGGGTGATCCGTACGGCAACATGGCGATGATGAGCGTCGATGTGCCGAATCTGATCAGTAACGGGCAGGCGCTGGCAACGGTTCAGGTGCTGCTGAACGGTCTGCTGCTCGAGCAGTTCGATACAACGGGCGACTCGCTGGGAGAGTCCTTCACGAATAATCCGGCGTGGGTTTTGCTGGACGTGCTGCGGCGGAGCGGATGGCTGATTTCCGAGATCGATCTGGTGAGCTTCGCGACGGCCGCTGCGTATTGCGCGGAATCGATCGAGACGACGGACCTGAACGGAAATCCGGTCTCGGTGCCGCGATTCGAGTGCAATCTGGTGTTGCAGGACAGGATCAGCGGGGCGGTCGCGGCGAAGGGCATTCGCAACGCGTCCTCATTGATGCTGACATACAGCAATGGCGGGCTGCTTACACTCATGGTTGAAAATACCCTCGCGCTGCAACAGCCGACGCTGCCGGACGGAAGCAACAGCACGGAGGCGCTGAACGGCGGATGGCCCGCGTACGAGTTCAGCGACGGTTCGGCGACATTTTCGGGGCTGGCGCGAAAGCCGAATGGGGATGCGACGATCCGGCTATGGTCGCAAAGCGGAGCCGACACGCCGAATAATCTGACGGTCGAATTTCAGGACCAGTTCAACGGGTATCAGCAGGACAGTCTATCGCTGGTAGACGTGGACGATGCACTGCTGACCAATCGCGAAGTAACGGCGTCGTTTGCGGGGCTTGGGTTGCCGAATTTCGATCAGGCGACCAGAATGCTGCAATTGCAGCTCAACAAGACGATCGACGGATACACGCTCATCGATTTCGAGACGACAGTGAAGGGGATCGGGCTCTCGCCAGGGGACTTGATCACGATCACGTATCTCAAAGAGGGACTCGAACGGCAGCCGTTCCGAGTGGTGCGGGTCTCGCCGGGACAAAATTTTCAAACGGTGCAGATCACGGCGCGATGGCACGACGATTCGTGGTACACGACCGGCGGGGCCAACACGACAGGGGCTGGGCAACAGGCAAGCGCGAGCGTCGGGCTGCCCCGGCCGTTGGTCGGGAGCGTCATCGATACGAACGGGATCGAGCAGTTCGGGATCACGGAGACGACGATAGAGAACTCGGACGGAAGCTTCACGGTGCAGTTGAGTGTGGCGTTCACGCCGCCGACACAGCCGGTCGCGACGGGAGTGGCGATTCCCCTGCTGAGCCTGAGTCCGACGGTAAATTCGACGGGCGGGACGCTGGCGGCGAATCAGAACCTGTATTACGCGATGAGCGCGGTGGACTCGGGTGGTGCGGAGAGCGGGTTGTCGTTCGTGGTGGCGGCGAACATTCCAGGGGGGACCAGTACCAACGAAGTGACGCTGACGGATCTGAGCTTTTCCTCGGGCACAGCGGGATTCAATGTGTATCGCGGGCCGAATCCGACGCAGATCCTGCGGGTCGCGTCGAACGTTGCGGTCGCGAGTAGCTACACGGATACAGGTGCAACACCAACTTTACAGGGTCCTCCGGATGCGAATTACGATCACGCGAATTTTTACTGGCGGATGGAATTGCAGCCGGAGGTCGCGGCTGGAATCCAGTCGGCGACGACGATCGGGAACAGCACGCTGGGAATGCTGACGAACAACTTCGCGAATGCCGTGGTGCGGATCACGCGCGGGACGGGCGCGACCCAGGAGCGCGCGATCGTATCGAACACTGCGACGACGCTGACGGTGACGCCGGCATGGACGGTTGAGCCGGATTCGACCAGCTTCTTCGTGATTGCAAATTCGACGTGGAATTTCGGCGGGCTGGGTGCGGCGAGTCCGGTGCAGATCGAGGTTCCCAACCAGACGGGGGCGACGGTGGAGATTTCGGGACGATCGGCGAACGCGCTGAATCAGGAGAGCGCGGAGGAACTGAATCCGCTGACGCGCTGGCAGATCGAAGGCGTGGCGGGCGGAGGTGCGGACAGCGATGTGCCGCCGGCGCCGGTCTTCGGACTGAACCTGGCGGGGCAGGGGACCATCGATCTGGTTGGGATCGGGTTCACGGATCTGACGAACACGCACACGATATCGGCGGGGACGCTGACGCTGTTTTTCTGGAACGAGCTGAACAGTCCTTCGACGTTCACGCTGGCGAGCGCGATCGCGTCGACGGATACGACGATCACATTAAGCGGTGCGGGTCCAGCGTCGGCGGGCGACTTAGTTCAGATTGAAGGAGAAGTGCTGGCGGTGGTCAGCGTGCTGAGCGGGGGAACACAGTACGAGGTCACTCGCGGGTCGCATGGAAGCACGGCTGCGGCGCATGCGGCGGGCGTCCTTATTTATCAGTTGCAAAGGAACGTCACGATCATGCCATTTGTGGCGGGGTTCTTCGGGAGTCCAGCCAGCGGAAGTTATAGCGAGTCGATTTTTCTGCCGGACGTGCGCGTCGCCGCGGCGGAATTTTTCGTAACTAACCTTCTCGGAAGCGGTCCCGTGGCGACGGCTTCTTTCGGAGCGACGACGGATGAGGGACTGCGGACGCTGGCGGGCGGGCAGCTCTCGATTCAAGTGGATGGGTATCTGGCGATCCAGACGGGTGCAGCGCCGCCCCTGGTGATCGAGAGTGCATACGCGGCGCGCGATATATCCGCTGTGGTGGGCGAGGCCCCGAGCGGCGCCGCGGTCGAGTTGCAGTTGCGGCAAAACAGCACGGTGTATTGCACGCTGACCATCGCGGATGGCGCGACGAGCTCGAACGTGGTGGATGGCTTCGGATTGCCACCGCTGGCGACGGAGGCTCAGTTGTATCTGGATATTCTTTCGGTGCCGGGTGCGGCGGATACGCTGCCGGGGCGAGATCTGACGGTCACGGTCCGGTTATAAAACATGGCGACCCTCGAGAAATTAACTCCCGATCAAGACTTGCAATGCTACTTTTATGAGCCATCGGCGATTGCTGCGCTGAGCAGCGCTTCGGCAAGCGGCTTCACGGTTTCCGGCACGTGGAGGCAGCAATTCGACTGGGCTGTGATCGAATGGAACCGCGACAATACGCACGAACATCCGGCGTTCCGGTACTTGCCGGATGGCGATTTGAGCGGGCTGACGCTGTCTTATAAAGAGACGCGCACGAACTGCATTCCGATGGATTCGGATCTGTTTGCGACGGTCGATTGGCCATCGCTGCGGGTCTGGGCGACTCCGTCGGGCGGGGTGGAGACGATTTATTACGTGACGCTGTACCAATCGTCGATCGCGACGCCAGTTGCAGGCAGCTTTCAGTGCGCGTATGCGGATTTCACATTATCGGGGACGGTGGCGGGCGGGGATTACGTCGGGCTGGCGTTCCTGGAAGAGCACTACACGTATCAGCTCTACGGAACGGACACGCTCGAGAGCACGGTCACGGCGCTGGTGAACAGCGTCAATTCATTTTCGACTTTACTTCAGGCGACGCAGACTGGAACGACGATCCGGCTGTATTACACTGCCGGGCAGCCGCTGGCGACGAGCACCGCGGGAGCCAACGGGAATACGTTCGGAGTCTACTCGTACGCGACGGGGGCGGAGACATGGGATGCGCCCCAAAAGACATTTGCGAATGGGACGTCGCCGACCCAGTGGCAGGTGACGCTCAATTTCGGTTCCCTGACGGATCGTGACGGAAATGCGGTTCCGACGAACAATATCCGCAAAATGCGATGGACGTACGCAGCGGACTTGCAGGCGGGAGCGTTCGAGCGAAGCGAATTTCAGGTGGTGATTTCCGATTGGACCGTGACGGGGACGAATCAAACGTACTCTGTCGCGGGGCCGGGGAGCCTGCGGATCGAGGACGACAACGTGGCGTTCGCGTATAGCGGCAGTTGGACGGAATCGCGCGGGAACTACTCGGGCGGGCTGATTCATTACACGAATACGATCGGGGATTCGGCGACGTGCAGCTATCAGGCTACGCAACCCCACACGTTGTACCTCGGGACGCGATACACGGCGAACGGCGCGCAGATTTCGATCTCGGTAGATGGCGCAACGGCGTCGAGTTTGAATCTGCTGATTCCGGATGAAGACGTGCTGATCCGGTGGCCGCTGGGAGAATACGCGGCGGGAAATCACACGGTCACCTTGACCCATGCGGGTCCGGCGGGCGGCGATCTGTATATCGATTTCATCGAACTGGCGGCGCCGACAACGACGCTGCCGACGTTTCCCGGAGAGGGAACGCTGGCGCTCGCGACGGACTGGGACACGGAACATTCGCTGGCGCTGGCTCCGGAGCGGACCGCGTGGATGATCGATTCGCTGGGCTTCACCGGAAGGCAGAATCATTACGCGGGCGCGCTGTGGTTTTACGAGCTGGTTTGCACGGGCCAGGTGTACGCTTCGGGGACGGTGACGTTCAGCGGCTCGCCTGTGCCGGATTACTTCGTGACGGTGTCGCTGGGGACAGCGGGCTCGCCTCCGTCGACGGTTTTGCAAAAGTTGATTCACGAAGGTGATACGGCGGAGACGATCGCGACGGCGTTTGCGCTGGAGCTGAATCGTGGATACACGGGTGTCTGGGCGATCGCATCGGGCGCGGTGCTGACGATCAATTCGCGGACCATGGGACTCGCCGGCGATAACAATACGCTGGCGGCATCGACAACCAGCAGCGGATTTACGGCGACAGCATCCGAAACAACTCTTACGGGCGGCGTGGATGGGAACTGGCGCACGGATCTGACGGCGATGCCGGTGCTGAATCGCGCGGCGCGGGATTGGAGCCTCAGCTTCTTCACGGCTCTCCATGGATACGGGATCGATACGGCGACCTCGTTTAGCATGGAGCTGGGCAACGGCGATCCGTCCGCACCGGTGGGCATCGCGCAGGTGGGGCCGGCGGGCGATCCGATCCTGCTGCCGACTCCGTCGTTGCAGACGAATTTTTCGCCGACGAGTCTGGCGTTCTGGCAGGAGGCGTACGCGGAGATCGCAGGGATCCAGGCGACCGCGGGCTTACAGCCGTATTTGCAATTCGGCGAAGTGCAGTGGTGGTACTTTCCGAACAATGGCGCCGGGGTTGCTTTTTCGGGGATGCCGTTCTACGACGCGTGGAACCAGAGCACGTTTGAGGCGGAGTATGGACGCGCGATGACTGTGTTTACGACCAACACGGCCGATCCCACGGCGTATCCGGACGAGGCGGCTTATCTGCCCGCGGTGATTGGAAATTTCACGAACGCGGTGATGAGCTTCGTGCGGACGAGCCAGTCCACGTGCCGGTTCGAAGTGCTGTATCCGGTTGACGTGAACCAGACGAGTTTCAATCAGACGATCAATTATCCGCAGACGGCGTGGACGCCCTCTGCGCTCACGTGTTTGAAGACGGAGGGGATCGGCTACACGCTTGGGCGCGATCTGGATGAAAGTGAGACGGCGATTGAATTCGGCCAGTCGCTTGGTTTCGCGGCGACGCAAAGGAGCCACCTGGTCAGTATCGGCGATTCGACCACGGCGTGGCTAAAAGAGGCGCGGGTCGCGCAGGGCAAGCGGTTCGAGAGCGTGGTGCTGTTCGCGCTGGATCAATTCTGCCTGATCGGGTATGAAGTGCCGCTGCCGGAAAGCACCCGGCGGAGCGTGCGATTGGGGAGCTAA